CTGTTTATTTGTTCCGATACACCTAGATCATTGGCAGCAGAAAGAATCGAAGACAGTTCTACTTGAGTATTCTCTGAAATAGACTTGTATATACAGTCGAATATCAGTTGATTCATAGGGTCTGTAAAACTCCTAGAATCAATAAAATCAACCTCCAAATAAGCATCCAGCCCATACTGACATAATGCAGCAAGGACGGCTCTTTCGGAGGCTAAATCTTCTAGTTTTATCTTCTTAGGCATTTGTCGCATACAAAAAAGTCCCTAGCAAACTGTGGATGTACTTCAAAGGTTGTTTTGCATCTCTCGCAAAACTGGCTTACTTTCTTAAACTTGGGCCTTCTTCTTTCTGTTAGTGGTGCTTCTGGGGTTCGATTGTTTTCGTCCTGATGCTCTGTACCATCATCTCTAAACTTGTTAAACCTTTTGCCTTCTGTTACAGGAATCTTGTTCACTTGCCCAGAACCTTTGTTCATGACAAAAAGTCCATCTTCTCTCTCTTGCTCCGGAGACTTTGCTTCTTCCTGTTTTACAGAAGGGTCGTCGCTCTTTACGTTTAGGTTCAATATCTTGTCAATCAACTCCGCCTTCTGTTCGTCAGACAGAGACTCAATTAACCTGTTCACGGTATCATCGCTCATGCTTATCTCCTCTTAGATAAATTTATTAGTATGTCGGCCATGCTTTGAACTCTGTCCGCTTTGCCGTTGATTATTTTTATTCTGGCCTCAGCATGGTTTTTTATCTTTAGGATATCCGTAGCCAAGGGATTCTCTTTTACAGCAGAGAAAAATTTCTCCTGCCACTTAGTGTATTTGTCGCCATACTGATTCATGCTACTAGATATTATAAACCACAAACTGGATTCTGCCCAATCTAAAATGACTTCTTCTTTAGATTTTACCGAATGTATGTACTCTGCGTGAGCATAAAGCTCGTAAGCACAGGCCAAACATTCTTCACGGGTTAGTTTGTCTAGGCTTAGAGACTTCATATTCAGTATCATTGATACGGTTTCATTCTCCTGAATTTTGGGTAGGCTTTTGGACGATGTCCAATTCTCTACAGCCTCCATGAATTCATTCAATCTTTCTTCGCCAGTCATCTACGTCCTCATTAAAATTGAATTCTATGATTGTTATATCGTTCAGATCGCACCATTCTTTTTTGTCCCTATCCCTAGCTTTAGCCTTAAAGAAGGATAGCTTAGAAGTATAGTGGAACGAGTTGAATTTAAAGTGCTGCTCTCCATGAACCTCTATTATCAAATTTCTGTTTGGTATAAAGAAATCGGCACGCAACGTGCCTTTTCTTATGGATGTCCTTGTACCGGCCAGTGAGACCTCTTCAAGTATTCTATCATACGGAAAGCATTTGTCAAGTACCTCTTTGGCTTTTTTATGAAGTTTTGAGGATTTTGAAGTACTTCCACTACTAGGGTTCCAACTGTGCTCCCTGCCATCCAGACCTGTCACTTTCATATATAGCCTCAAGTTTCTTTTTCACGACGTTTCTCCCTTCGTTTTAGGACTTTATTTTCTTCATGCTTTAGTCCCAGCATCATAAACACCGCAACTAGCATCTCTAATGTCCATGCCAAAAGGCCAGCCTGTATTGCGTTCATTAGAAAAATCCTTTAATCTTTTCTAAAATTCCGCCGCCACCAAGACCGCCTTTTGAAATCAACAGGTATGCCACAATAGCACCCGCTATAACAAAAAATAGCCACTTTCTTTTGTTTGCAACTGCATATGCTTTTGCTGTAACCTCTTGTATTTTGGCCAACCTGAAGTCTCGACGGCTTTCCTTCTTATCGTTTAACGGCTTATCTCTGTCTTGTTTTTTCTTAAATAGCGGCATTAACTTATCAGTTATTCTCCTTTATTGAATGTTTATAGTAATATTTAAACTGTTTGTAAAGAGCCTTGATTTGAGCGAAAGCTTCTTCTTCGTCTATCTTCCCTCCCTGCTCTAGGTCGCATATGATAGACATATGGATGTTAAAGGCTCTAAAAGGGTCTTTGTGGCTGTCGAATTTTATCTCCATCCCTCTTTCAACACTCTTAGTGCGTTGCCTCCCAAGAACTTAGCTATTACCTCGTCTGAATACTTTTGCTTCCCGCCTTTACCTGTCAGGCACTTAAGATACTTAGTGATCCTCGGTAATTCTGACATATCTGTAATCTCGTCTGGCGGATCGGTAAAGCCGTCAAAATCTGTTCCAATGCCAACAATATCTGACCCTCCAATCTTCATGGCGTGTTCCAGAGTCCTCTCGATATACTTGATGCCCAGAGGCGAGTCAACAGGGCTAATCCAGTAATTCATAAAGATAATCCCAAGTACTCCACCATGAGTAGCAAACCATTCAAGCTCCCAGTCGTGCAGGTTGTATGGGTCTGGATTAATTTCAAACACACCGGAATGACTACTTATAACTCGATTCTGTCTATCGCCAACTATATCATAAACTTCAGCTCTAGCTTTTGGGGTGCAGTGTGCGATATCAATAATCATTTTGAGTTCACACATACGCTCAACTACCTTTTTGCCTATCTCAGATAGCCCAACATTCATATCCCAAGCACCCATAAGATGCTTCCAGTTACTTCTTTTTATACCGTAGTTTGGGTAGGGAAATACAGGATGTGCTAAGAGATTAGGATAGAAGTGTGCCAACGTAAGATAAGCAACGCCTCTTTCGGCAAAGTAATCTAGATGCTGTAAGATCTCCGTCTCTTTGACCTTCATATCCGTAGAGGTCTCGCAATCAAGTCCTTGAAGGCTATGTCCGCCTTCAATAGAATGGATCATAGCTATGTGCTTATGTTCCAAGCACTGAGAAAGCTCATTATTGTTCTTGACTATGCAGACAGGACGATTCTTTGATTTATCTACCTTCTTGTTATACTCGGTTATCTGTTTTTCCATATCGTCAATCATGTTGACGGTAGCATCAAAGTAGAAAGGATCAAACACTCTTTTTCGTACTTCTGGAGATAGGGCTAGTGCGAGCTTAACCAAGCTTTGGTCATCTAGCCATTCTCGTTCTGGAATATAGCAGGTAGATAAAACAATATCCATACCTCCTTTGTCCAATAGTGGGAACGTAGATCGTTGACTCAAAGGCCAAAACGCTCTTTTAAAGAGTCCGGCTAGAAACTTTGTTTTGCTAGCCGAAAGATCTCTATCCAATAAAAATCGTTTTAGTACAGCGTGGTTGTGTAGATCAACAACCGTAGACTGTTCATGTAAATCTCGCCAATCCATATTCAGTTCCTTATAGCATACTTTTTACTGATGCTTCTAATATATCGACAATGTTGGGGTTTGAGTTTAGGAAATTATAAAGTTTATCTTGACCTTGAAATTTGAACGCTTTCGCTAATGCTTCTTCGTCTTCCACATCTAGGTCTGGATTAATCTCTTTTGCTAAATCTTTAAACATGTTCATGAAGCTACAGGTGAACCAAGCACCGGCTTTGTCTATTAGTCCTAGGTCGCAGGATAGCATAAGTATCTCTTGTGTTTTATCTATGCCATGACCGTATCTTAAATGGCTTTGAACCTGTCCTCCCGGAGCACCCATAGAAGAGCAGATGATTCTCCAGTTAACCACCTGACCTATCCTGTCTCCGCTTGAGTTAAGCCAAGGTGAAACGGCTGACACCTTTTCTCCTCCGCCAGCAATCTCCATTCTCGTGTCTGCTTGATATTGGATTTTGTTTCCCCCGTCAGCTAATTTTGCCTTTCCGAATCCAGCGGTGTTTGCAATATAGTGTGTGATTGCAATAACAAGACCGTGTTGACTAGGAAGTAGTTGCCCTATCTTCTTTGTAAAGATTGATAATATCTTCGGTAATCCGGCACGTCCGGGACTGAAGTCACTGTCTAGTTCTTTCTTTGGTATCAAAGACGAGATTGAGTCAATAATCAAGACGGCACCATAATAGTCGGGGTGACTCAGCATTTTGTAAGCAACGTCCAGAAAGTCTTCCGCAGGCAAAGGTTTATCTTCGGGAGCAATAACTTCCATCTTTGCCGGATCTAAATCGGCAACCTCAAAGTTCATGTCTTTAAGCCGCCCTTCAGCGTCCAGATAGATGATGGGCCTGCCTTCCTTCTGACAATTAGCAGCGATCTGCATTGCTGTTGTTGTTTTGCCAGACTTGGGATCTCCAGTGAGGGTTAACCAACTACCCTCCCTGATGCCGCCTCCCAATGCTATATCTATCGCAGGGCTAACCGAGATTATTTTGTAGTTTTTCTTCTCTTCAAGAACGTCTGTTCCGCTACGAATGATTTCGCCGTAGTCTTTGATGATCTTCTTTAGGTAATCAGGTGTCTTTGTTTTTGTTGCCATCTACTTTCCTCAATTTTGACATTAGTGTATTTTTACTGGGCTGGGTTTTCCGGGGCTTGTATTCCCCCTTCGGAATCTCTACTATATTACGCTTCTTTTTCTGCTCTTGGTCAACTATTTTCTTTGATTTCTCTATGCCTTGCTCAACAAATCTTAAGGCCAAAACAAACTTCTTGCTCTTATGTAAAAATCCCAGTGAATAGACATTACGTCCACCGGGACTATTTAAGTAATGCAACACAGACTCTTCGCCAAACTTCTTTATTAACTTCGAGGCTACTCTCACCTGCGTTTGGTACTGTTCGTTTTTAGAGTTATTCCAAAATTTGTATTCCAAGCTTCCTTGGTTTTCTCTCTCGCTTTTTCTTATGCATACCATCTCAGCGATGTATTGTGCTGCACTACATGGTTTTGACGTTGAAATACTTCTGTACTTTTTCGCTTTTGAATTTTCTTGAGTCATTTTTAAAGATCATGTTTTCCAAATTATACGTGGATAAACCCCTTCTCGATTCCTGCTGTTCAAACTGGTTGTTAGGCCAAGTGTATTTGGCCACATTGATATAATCGCAGGAGTCGTCTAGCAAAAGCACACTTAAAGTTTGAAAAGACTGGGAATGTTGACCGTCCATAGACTGTTCTTTCGCTAAACCTCTAAAGACAGCTATTCCGTCAAGGCCATCAGGATTTTCAAAAAAAACTTTATGCTGGGCACCGAACATATACAACTCAACTTTAGACGGCAAAACATCGTATCTCTCGCAATGAAACTTTAGTCTCTTCCAAGGATTCTCAAGCTCAGGTCTCTCATAGTCGCCATAA